AAAAAATTAGAAAAGTATGAAAATGCTCATAATTTGACTGATGGGCAGTTAGTTGATATGTTGCGTAATGTTGGGTTTGAAGGAAAGGCTTTAAGGTCTGCTTGTGCTATTGCAAAGGCAGAGTCTAATGGTCGCCCTCTTGCTTTCAACGGTAATGTAAAAACTGGAGATAGTTCTTATGGAGTATTTCAGATCAACATGCTTGGAGAACTAGGGTCAGATCGTAGAGATAAGTTTGAGTTAGACTCAAATGCTGAACTACTAAATCCAGTAGTAAATGCACAGATTGCTCTACATATGACTAAGGGTGGAAAAGACTGGTCTGCTTGGACTTCCGTAAATGGAACACGGTATCAAGAGTGGTACAACAAGTATCCATGTAAATAACAATTAAATAAAAAATCCCCCTTGGCTTTATGCCTTGGGGGTATTTTTTTATTTATTTTTTTTAATTTTCATTTACCAAAATAGGAGTTGCGTCCCATGATAGTGTTTCTTCGTTCCATGTATAGTAGTTTCTATCTTCTGGATCAAATGCTGGTCTTGCAACTGGTGCATCCCATAAACATGTACTTTCATTTAACATCCAAGACGCAAATGGTTTTGGAGAAATAAATGCATCTCTTTCTGCATCATAAAAAAATCCAACTGAACCATAGTTTTTTCTAAAAGCAGGTTCATCAACTGGATCTCCTGTTTCTGGATTTATACGTTTTCCAGCATAAGAAGTGTATGATGTACGCTTACATGTTTGATTGTGTAAATCACCATAATAAGCCTCCCAATCAGAAATACCATCTACTATTTCATCTTCATGGCGACCAGTTATAACATTAGTTACAAAATTGTTTTCATCTAAAAGTGCATAATGTGCCATTTTTACCAACTCACGTTTCCAGAACCAGCAGTAAATGTATAAACTGTAGTACTACCAGATGCGCTCTTTGTATATGTAAGTCCAGCGCCAATTGATGCTAGGTCAGCATTGCTATCTGGATATCTCACAATAACTACTCCAGATCCTCCATTTTTTCCAGGTCGCTGATCTGCGTTGTTAGCAGTTCCATAACCGCCTCCTCCGCCACCGCCAGTGTTAGTGCCTCCAGGACTTGCGCCACCACCAGTGTAGGTTGCAAAACTTAACTGTCCTACCGAGCCACCATTGCCACCGCCTCCTGCACCGCCACTGCCTGCTGCTGAGTTGCTGTAGAAGTTAAATCCTCCTGCACCGCCACCGCCTGCATAATATGTTGAATTATATTGATTTCCGCTTCCACCGCTCATGCCTTGACCAACTTGGCCTGCGCCACCGCCACCGCCTCCGTAGAAGACGCTATATGCTCCACAGTTTTCCTGTGAGCCAGCGCCTGCGTTATTTTGAGGTGATCCCGATGTACCACCAGCGCCTGCGTTTGCATTCGCACCAGTACCACCGCCACCTGCTGAGGAACCAAATCCGTTTGAAGTACCGCCACTGCCAGCAGGAAATGATCCTCCTCCACCCACGGTTATTTCGTAAGATGTTCCAGCACTAACAGCAAGCGTTGCATTTGTTTGTGTTCCGCCACCGCCACCGCCTCCACCGCCTGCATTTTGTCGTGGTGCTCCACCGCCACCTACTACTAAGTAAGAAATGGTTGCAGGGGTTGGCTTAACTGCAAGAACTGAGTTTGAAGCAGCAGATGAGGGGCCAGTTCCTGAAGCATTTACAGCAGCAACAGTAAATGTATAGTTTGTGTTATTTGATAAAGTACTAATGGTTATTGGGCTTGTTGCAGACGATACAGAAATACTTCCTGGATTAGATGTTGCAGTAAACGTTGTTGCTGTTCCACCTTTGGTTGCTGCAGTAAATGGGATTGTTGCTGTTACTGCTGAAACTGTTACCGTTCCTATTGTTGGTGCATCTGGCAAGGCTGCAATTTTTGTCGTTCCTGCAGAAGCATCTTTAAATTTAGATCCTGCTAATCCAGAAGCACTTGCTTTTGTAATTGCCATATTGGAAAACCTTTCTTAATTAACTAAGTTCTGAACCAAATGCGTTAAATGACATATCTGCTGAAGATGCATAGACACGAATTAAATCACCAGTTGCAAGAGTAATTCCAAGAGTTAACATAATTGAGTCATTTGCTCCAACTGTTGCTCCGTAAACAATGTAGTGTTTTTGTGTTGTTGAGGCATCTGCCGATGGACGTACCACAATTCGGTATGTTCCTGAAGATCCTGCCTGATTAGTAATTGCAATAGTAGAAACTACAGCCGATGTTGATGACGGAACTGTGTAAAGAGTTGTCTCTGTCGTTGCTGCTGGTGCTGCTTGTGCTAAAACTTTATATGTTGTTGCCATTTGTTAGCCTCCCATTAATAAGAACAATTCTGGCAATCCACTTGAGTCTTGCCATGATGTTATTATACCATCTGTTTGTAACACTTTTCCAGCATTTCCTGCTTGTGCGGGAATAAAAGCAACCCAAGAAGATCCACTATAAACCTGAAGTTGGTTTATTACGTTTCCACTACCATCTTGCCTTATAACACATATTGATCCTGCGGTTGGTGAAGTTATGGATGCGTCTCTTGCTGTTGGATTAAGATAATTATTTATACCTTTTTTTGCAACTAATGATTCAAGCATTGTTACGGCAGATAAATAACTTTGCAAACCAGCCCATTCAAAAGTTCCTGAAGTATCTGTCTTACCAGATAATTCATACCATGTATCGTCTGCTACATTATAAATATATCCTGGTTTACCATCTGTATTAAATGTTGGCACTAGATCACCCGATTAAATGCGCTAGTGTCGCCATTATAAACATACATCTCTAAAGGACTTGATCCCTTTTTAATCCAAATAACGCCATTAGCCAGCCCCGTTGTTGGCTGTGTTGCAGTATAGACAGATGTTGCTGATATATACCCTACTGGTGCTGCTGCATCTTTGTCTACCCAAATATATCCATCTGGTATTGTATTAGAGAATGCTGTAAATGCTGCTGCAGTCGGAGCGGTTGTTGTTGCTCTTGAACTATCCCTTGCTGCAACTTCTAGCGCAGCCTTTGTGGTAATTTGACTTTGCAAATTATTAATTGTGTAAGCAATTGATGGATTTAAAAGTTCTGTTGCATCTGTTTCTGCGGTATCAAAATCATAAGAGCCATAATGATACGCTCTTAGCGCATCTTGAATATCCGCATCATCTGCTAATGCTGGAATCTTGGTGGGTACTAAATTTCCTATATTTTCTACAGCCATGTGGTCACCTCTTTAAAATTATACCATTTTTATATTAAACTATAGAAATAAACAGATGAACCGTTTTACTTCCAGTAAGTGCTGACCAAGTGCTACCACTATATTGGACTGCGTCAAAATTTATTACTAGGTTTGTTCCTGCACCTGCTAAAGCAGGAATCTCCATTGACGAAGCAATTGGGTTTGCCCCTTCAATTTGAAACTGAACACTAAAATTTGAAGCGGTAAGTGGTGAACCGCTAACTGTTACTATGTTTGATATTGGAATAGTTGTTGATCCTGCACCAGATGTAAAATTAACTGTTCTTACAGATGAGTAAATTGCTGGACTTACTTTTAAAACTTGAACCCAAGTATTTGCTCCAGCCTGAGCAATATATTGATACATATATCCATAGTTTTCTCCTGGAGCGGTATTAATATACATATCATTTAGGATTAAAGCAGTTCCAAATAAAACACCATTTGCTGTTAGGGCATTCGGCTCTCCAGAACCAACAATAAACTTACTACCACGAACTCCTTGTGGTCCAATGTCAATTAATAAGTCAATTGACTCTGGTGGTCCTATAACAACAACATCATCAGTATTAAGTAGTACGTCAACCATTATGAATCATCTGCTCCAGTAATATCATCTGTTACTGTTACAGTCCCCGTTAAAAGTGTATAAACTAATGTTGCGCCAGAATCTATTTGAACATCATAAACATAACTTCCAGCAGTTAGCGCTTCTCCTGCGCCTGGTAGAATTGTGCAGGTTACTGTATCAGCAGAACCATCAACAACGGCTTGCATTTCGTACTGAGTTTGACCTTCTCCTCTTGCGTTAGCAACAAAAAAATTTGCGCTATAACCTGTTAAATCAAAGGCGCCACCATTTGCAGTTTTTGGACGGATTACAAACTCATACCTATCACCACGATAGTAACTAAAATTATAAGAACCTGGAAATGCCATTATTCCTCCTGTAACATTATACCACTAAGAGACTGACACATAGATACCTTTTAAAATAAAAGATCCTTCATTGTCAGTTCTAATTTGAGGTTGCCCTCCATAGTTTTTAATTTTATCGCTATTGATAAAGATGGTTTGACAATATGAAATGTCATAGGGGTACTGATACTTAAGTAATCCAACATATCCCATTGGAGAAACCTCTTCATCTCTTAAAAGAGTTCTTATCCAGACCTCTGTATTTGAGGTATAGGTTTCTAAAGAAAAATCATATCTAATGTCTACTTTTGAACCAACCTTTAGGGTTTTTAAATTTATGTTTCTTGTTGTTGGATTTAATAATGAAACTGATCTATTTGGCAAATAAGTTTCAATGGTTTTTGATTCGTCTATATCTAAGAAAAAGTCTACCCAACCGTCTTCGCCTCTTTCTGGACCTAGTCTATATTCTTGAGTACTTTTATTTGCATAATAAGCCCAGCCAGGGTATTGTCCAGAAGGACTGTCATATCCATCTCCCGCTCTTCCTGGCTCTCCACGCTCACCTTGGGGTCCTTGTTTTCCTGGATCACCTTTATCACCTTTATCGCCTTTAGGCCCTTGTAGTCCTGTAGGCCCTGGTGGACCGACCTCTCCTTTTTCTCCAGTAATTCCAGGAACAGCAATATACTCTGTTGTTTTAACCTCTTGGATTGTTTCTAGATATTTTTTCTTTGGGGGAAAGTCCATGCTTTTAGCCATGACTTATCCTAACTACTTTATTTTGATTTTAAATATTTTGTTGCCAATTTTTATTACTGGCGGAAGAAGCGGTGTTGGGTTTGAAACTTTTACTATTGGCATTATAAACCTGGAGTCATATCACTTAGAACACAGATAGTTCCTATAACTGGTGTCCAAACTGTATCCGCATTTGGCCCACTGCCACCTTCTATAATTACTTCAAGGTCAAATCTTAACTCTGCTGCTACTTGACTATAGCCTGTTCCCCAATCCTCTGTAACTGATGCGGGAGCAGTAATAGTTGCTTCATTATCAACAACAGTTACGGTTAGGTTATCTAATACATTTCCCATTGGATCATAGGCGGTTGCCCTAAATGTCCAGTCATCGCAGTCAAATGGTGTTACTTCATCGTCTTCTAAAAACTCTACAAGCAGGGTTGCTGTGTCTCCACGGACTACTGTCCATTGAATATTTGCTGGCGAGGCGCCGTATTTTTCTACTGTAGGAGCACACATGATAATTGATTATACCATTAAATAAAAAACTGGACACCTAGACGCAGTGGGGTGGGGGTTAGAATCTAGGTGCCAGCGTAAAAATTATAACATTGTATTATTA